TGTCAGCATGGGCCGAGGATGCAGGCGTAGCCCACGACAGGCCCTGCGTCATCGAGCGCGGCGTCGTCCCGTCAAACGTAAGTAGCTTGTTGGCGAACATACCCATCCACGGCTTGGTGCGGACACCGGCCGGTGCCTGTGTCGTCCACCCGTTTGTCGCTGGGTCGTAGATGGAGAACTTACCATTGCTGCCGTCATCAGCTGCGATGATCAGCTTCTGTGTCCCGTCATACCAGCGTGCATCGATGCCACCATAGACATCATTGCTATAGCTATGCGTAGCCGTAGCTGTCAGCGGCACGATGCCTTTGTCTTTCGTCAGCGCCCCGCGTGTAGCATGGTGCATATTACGCAGGATACGGTAGCGATCGGCCGTCTCCGTCACGTCCTGTCGTATACCAGCATAGACTTGGTCTTCAAACCATGTCCATGCACCGCCGCGTTCCATCATTTCTTACGGGCCTTCTTTACCTTAGGCTTGGGCTTGGGACGCCCAGCATTAGGAGCAAATGAATTAAACCTATCGGAGATGTTCTTACGCATCACCGACTGTAGGTGCGGGTTCTCCTTAGTATCGGCCATGCGGTTCCCCTTTCTTGCGCTTCTTAGCTTTGTAGCTGCCGTCCTTGCTCTCGACCAGGTCGTAGTCATTCTTACGTGCGTAGGCCTTGGCCGCAGCTCGTCCTGCGCGGGAGTAACTGAAGTGCTTGTCACCCGAGGGCGTTATCACTTTGGGCATGCTGCCTCCTAGTAGCCGAAGTCGACGATATCTACCGTCTCAAGGCGTGAGTCTTGACGCCGCTGTATCCAGCCCAGCAGCTCATAGAAGAGACCCCGATCATTGGGGGTGCCGTAATAGATGTTCTGTAGGTCGCGTTGCCTGTTCCTGTTCTTAACAGCCATCACCATAGCAGCACGCACCGACACGGTGGCGTGGTGGTCTTCCGGCACGGGACAAACCACAGCAAAGGTCGAAGAGGTGTCGGGTGTCGTATCCCAAGCAGCGACGGTGACACGTCGGTTGGCACCGTCGTAGTCGGTGATCGTGCGTATCTGGCCGACGCCAGTGCCGTCCGTGATGCGTATCTCCATACCATTATAGAAGTCATTACGACGGTCTATCTTGCCGTAGTTGGTGGTGTAATCCGCATCGGTGGTAAAGAAATCCAAAGTCGTTGAGGCTGTAGCCGAGGGGTTACCCTCCAGCATATTGCCATGCGAGGGCACATACCAAAGACGTATAGCGTCCGTCACCGAGTTCACTGGTGTGGGCGTGATGCGCACCTTAGCCCCTTCGAGGATGAAGTGCCAATGGTCCGTGAGGTTGACGATACCGGGAGACTCTATCCCGAGGTAGTTGCGCAACTCCGCGGGCGGTATGTCCTGCTTATTAGGCGAGGCAAGGTTCTCCGCGAAGATGATGCGCGTGCCCATGCGTGAGTTGAGGGGCAGGTCATATAAGCCCGTCCCCCCAACGAAAGAGAGGTCATAGCGTTGCACATAGAAGGACGGGTCCTCCTTAACAATGCTACGGATCAACTCTTGTTGAGCGGCGTGGAGCCGGTCCATCACCTCTTCGCCCGTAAAGAAGCGGTCAGAAGCGTCAAGGTGACGGCGCGCATCAGCAACCATCTCGGAAGGTATCATGATAGAATCTCGTCTGCTTTCTCCTCGCCATACTTATCCTGCATCGCAGCCCAAGCATCTTCCTGTGGGGTGTTGCGACTACCAACATCTTCGGCCTCGGCCGCTACCTGTGGTGCAATCTCTTCAGAGATCGCTTGGACATCGTCCTTGTAGCTTTTCGACAGAGACTTCTGATGCTCGAGGGATGCTTCTTCCATCATCTGGATATGTTTATTGCGGGAAAGGACAGACATACGGTGCATGTCGTTGATCTTGAGATGTCGCAGCGTCCGCTCATCGAGGGGCCGATACGACAGATCGTGGTTCTGCACTATATGTACCAACACACTACGATTATTTACCGCTCCTTTGGGCCTTACCGTGCGGTAGATACCCCACCGTTCTTTGGAGGGTATCCACCGCACTGACAGTTGAGCGTCGTAAGAGCGTAGCCGCTGAACGAAGATCCTGTCGGCTATATACATTAGTTCGTAGCCGCTACGTCTTTGTAGACATCTTTTGTTTCGTCAGCCGTAACACACAGCTCAAGCTCGTAGTCTATCTCAAGGCCGAGAAAAGTAATCTCGCCAGCCTCATAAGTAGTTACCGCATCTGGCTCTACCAGCCAAGTCATTATTCCCGTTTTAGCAGTAACATCAAGCCTGTCGGCATTAATGATACCACGACTAGTGGTTCGATATATGGCAGTGGTAGTGCCACCATCCGCTTGGGCGGCAATGGCCGTATTTAATGCAGAGGCTGGCTTAATGATTGCCTCACCGGGATCAACTTGATCAAACTTAACCAACCAAGTAACTGCATCAGTTGCGACTATACCAGTAGCCACATCTATCGTATATAGAACGCGAACGCCTATTTCTTTGTGGATGTTTGCGATAGAAGGCGTTTGAAAATCAAAAGCAGAGGCTTCGTCACTCACTTCCATTGAAAGGCCAGCCAAGCTAAGAGCGCCAATATGATTGGAAACGGGAGAACCCGAACCTTCACCGCTTAAAGTAGCAGTACTGGAATCTATTATACCGAAGTCACTCCACGGAATGACTCGCTTCTGACGCTTCCACTCTATGTTCCTATCTCTGATTGCCATGATCTATTCCTTTTAACCCGTTATACCGCCGGAGTCGCGGTTATCCTGATATTTCGTAATGGTAACGCATGAATGCTGCGACGCTCGATGCGTCAAGTGTGAATATTCGAATAGCAGTATTAACTGCTTCAGATCGTATGTTCTCTAATGTGTATATGGTATTGGCTGCAAGGGGCATCTTCTCAACGAGCAACTCGTCAAGAGCACCCGCTCCACCACCTCGAAAACAAACAGTCTCAGCAGCACTCACCGTGAAGTCGATTCGATCAATTACGCCAACATGCCCTGCAAGAGCAGGGCAAACAATGACTCCTCCAGATGGAGAGCCACCTGTCCAGCTACCGTCATCCGCGTCCCCGGTAATAGTAGATTGGATGTAAGATATGCCGTGCTCAATGCCCGGTTGAGGCACATTAAATGTTTTAGCTGCCATAGATCCTCATATGTAAGGGAGGGGCTTAATGCCCCTCCCCCACGATTATGCTACGACTTCGACAGGTCGCGGATCACACCCATGTTGTCGGGTGCGGTCGTGCCCATGTTAGCGTAGTAATAGAGGGTGCCGTCATAGGTGGCATACCCTTCGTTGCGATGCAAGACGTTGCCGTCCTCGTCGTCCCAGTTCCAGTCAGCCAACTGATAGATGGCCAGCTCGTTCTCGTCCAACCAGAAAAGCATGTCATTGCCGTTGACATCAACAGGAGAGTTAGCATCCCAGAAGATTGGGATACCACCCCAGCTAATGGATTTGAACCCACCGTTCAGCTCCATCGCGTCAGAGTAACGACGATCGGGCGTCATCAGCTGGGCGATCTTGCGGAACTGGGTGCGGCTCGTCACGCCACAGGTCAAGTTACCTTCACCCGACTCTTCGATCTCAAGGATCGAATCATCCAGCAAGGTGTCTGTGATGTTACGACCCGTGTTGGCCGTCGAGTTCTCAAAGACGTTGGCATTCCACTCGGGATAAGTGCCTCGAGCGATGCCCTGTAGCGTGGTGACAAAGGTTCCAATGCCACTGGTTGCGGTAGCATCGTCGATGATACCCATGAGGCCCATCATCTCATTGCCGCGAGATCCCTTGCGATAGACATACTCACCGTCCGTCCATGACTCAGAACCAGCGAGGGTAATTGCATTACCCGACACCGCCGAAACAGTTTGAGCTGTGATACCCGTAGAGCCACCAGACGTCTCGGTATGTGAATCCAAGACCATGTTGACTTTAATCGAATGGCCCGTATCCACAACGAGGTTGACACTACCTCCAGTGCCATTGGTAGTACCCAATACACCGTTACCCCAGCCAAACAACTGACGGTTGACATCGTTGCGCAGGTCGCGCTCGAGGCCTTCCATCTCAGCAGAGATGACCTTAGTCCAGGCACCGGCTTCGTTGCGCGAAGCGGCAATGGTCGGATGAGTGATACGAATCGTGCCGTAGAGGTAGTTATACCCTACCGACGATTCGACCAGCGTCTGATTCTGAGGCGTTGGGAGTGCTTCGCCGTCGCCCAGTGAAGCGATTGCTTCGGAGGGACGCAGGTTGATCGGCACTATCGCCGACTGACCCGAGACGGATTTTTCCTTGAGGACCCTTTCGAGCCTACTGAGGAGGACGGTCGACGTGTTGACCGTTGATTGAAGACGCGGCAAGTAGAGCTTCTTCAATGCCGCATTCATTGTAGTTAGAGTTGCACCAGCCATGATTGATTCTCACATAGATTCAACCCAGCGTATCGTTACTCTTCTGCTCCAGCCAGCGAACCGCTTTCTGGAAATCCTGTCCTCTGAAACCCCACTTCTTATTCTTGGGGTCTGTAAGGCCAGCCATAATATTTTCACTAGCCGAAGATGTTGAGTTGCTGTGGGTCACCGGCGGCGTGCTGTCTTGTTGGGCCGTCTTGTTATCCACGTATTGTTGACGCTGGGCGTGCGCCTCTTGTCGGCGCGTATTATTGACATTGCGGAACACACGCGTCGCCGCCTCATGCGAGAACTGCTTGCCATATTCCTGTAAACCATCCTGTGTGACGACGGCCTTCATCGCCCTCCGCTCAAATGGATCAGTTACTTGAGCCTTGTCGAGTAAGCCGTCCAGGTGCTGGTCATAGGTGCTGGCAAGTTTTTCCTGCATGTTGCGTTGACTCTCTTGCTCCACCTGATTAAGGCGCGATTGCAAATGCTGCATCTGCGCCGCCAGCGGCGAGGAGCTGACCACGGTATCCACTGCACCCGCCATCCACTTGAGCTCATCATCGCTCATGTTTGGATTAGCTTCCTTCAGTCGATCCAATCCGGTCTGCACCGCTTGCTGCTGGTTTTGACCTTGCTGTAACCCCTGCACTGTTGCTGCTACCGTCTGCTGGATCATCGATTGTTGATCCTGCTGCGGCTGCTGAGGCTGCTGGTCCACCGGCCCTAATTCAGGTTCAGGCTCGAGCTGGGGTTCCGACGGCGTCGGTTCCTCTCCCTGCGCTGTTGCTTCGGTAGGCTGGGCGTCCCCAAACAAATCTTCGAATGTTGAGTCGTCGATCTGCTCGGGCACTTCAAATGGCTCATTCTCGGCTGGCAGCGCTTCGTCTGCACCCGCATTGAGCCCATTTGCATCGTTCATTTATGCTCTCCCGTGTGTAATGCCGTTACACATACATGTGTAATGACAATGTAGAGATACTATATAAATGCAGATTTATCGGTAGTATAAAATCACATTCGGCCGGGCTTGGATTTACCACTCTGCCCGAGGGTCTTATGGTTGTACGAAGACATCGCCGGTCCTTCGCCACCGGCGAGTGAGCGCGAAGGCTTCGAAGTGTTGCTGGTGCCGTTCGGCGTGCGCGAACCCTTACCTCCGGTATTACCCGAATGCTTATAGTGATGACTGTCTTTTTTGATGGAAGCCATTATTGAACTCCTTGCGTTGGTACGCCTTGTTGACCCATGGCGCCGGAATCTTGAACAGCTTGCGCTGCCTGGTCCCCGGCTCCCTTGGTCGCTTGCGCAGCTTGCATCACCTGTTGTTGTTGCTGCTGCATGATCTGTTGATGTTGCTGGGCGCGCTCTTGTATGCTCCCTTTGATTTCATCGTTCAGTTTGTAAAAGTCCGACGAGAGCATAAAGTCGCGGAGGATTGTGAATTGAATTGCATGATTGTCAATTTGAGGCAGGATAGGATCGGGCTCTTTCTGATCGCGTAATGCCATCAGGACACGACGAGCCTTCTTTGCATCGAGGACGTATTCGGAGTCGAACCCCTCGATGTCCAGCTTTTCGAGGATCTTGCCGCGAATCTCAGGTGCTTGGATGTTACCGAGTAAGCCCTGCTGCGCGGCCTGCATGATGCGCTGTTGATAGGCCACATCCGACCCTTGCAGTCCTACACCGGTTCGGACGACCATATCCTCGGTATTGAAGAAGTCACTATTACTATAGTAATAGGACTCCAGCTCCGAGTTATCGCCGAGGACACGGACGATACGGTCCTCTTCCCAATACTTCTCTAAGATCTTGAGGTTGCGGTGGAAGTGTTCAGCCAGTCCCCCGCGCCACTGTCGGATCGCTACACCGAAACGCTTATAAGCCCGTTCGAAGATGAACTCAACCGCTGCGCCCGTCTCTAATCCAGAGGAGCCGCTGGGCAGCTGGCCCTGCATGATCTCGTGGATGCCTGAGATCGACCGCATATCCTGTCGCGTCTGTTCTCTTTCGCCCAATACCTGCTGTGGCAGAGGGACACCCGGCACCTTCTCAGGTTTATAGCCCCCTGTCGAGTGTGGTGACCACCTTAATACGAGGCCCGCTCGTCCCGACACCCTTGATATCCCCGCTCCCTCCGGTATCAGCCACTGAGGATTCACCATCTGCTTGCGGTTCTGGACTATGTTGGAGTCGATCGCATTGATGCGCTTCTGACTGGGGAGCTGGTCGGGAATAGGACCCTGGCCCCAGAATGATCCGGGCACATCGCGGTATTTGATTAGGGTATACGGTAGCTTGCCGTCGCAACTGTCCAGATCGCCATCGAAGAGTATCGTATCGTGGGTGCATATGATGAGCTTGCCTCTTTTAAAGCGCCGATCCGGCACATGACGGAAGATCTTAACGATGCACTTATCACTCTCATTGATATCCGAGTCTTCAAGGTTCTGGTCGGCGGTCATCTTCAGCGAGAAGGCCCCAGCCCAATCATCTACATGGATGTTCTCTGCTGTGACGTTCTTAGCCTTGGATCCGAACAGGTCTTTGACTCGGTCGATGTCCATGACATCGGTCTCAATCGCGTAGCGGATGTCTTTCCACTCACGAGTAGGCTGCGGGTAGAAGTTGAGGAGGTTGACCACATGCTCCTCGAGGTTACCCAGCCGCACCTCATCGAAGACCGGCTTGCCTGCCTTGTCGGTATGCTGCTCTTCGTGTGTCTCGTAAATGGGCTTATCGGTAATAAGATCCCGCTCAACAGCGGTATCCCCTACCATGAAGTCTGAACAGGAGGCGCAGCGCTCGGGTGCTACCTCGGCGCGCTCCGACCAGCCGCAGCTGGGGCAGCGCATTATGTCGTAGGTGACCGCTTCCTTGCGCATTTTCATGCGGGGGATCTTAACCAGGTCACCGTGTAATCCGTTCCAAGTGCTGAAAAGGACGGCGTTGCCCGTCAGGGCCAGCCAGCTCGCAGCGTTGCCGAGCAGCTCAGTCTCCGAATCAAGGCGTTCGAACTCAGAGCGCAGTATGCGTTGCGCAGCCTTGGCCCGGTCGATGTCTTCCTGATCTCGGGTAGATGGATCGACAGTAGGGCCGATGTCACCAGAGGTGAACAGGTCCTTTATATAGTCAAAGGTCTCTACGAGGTAGTTCGTCGTGGGTGTAGGCACCCACTCCTCGAGGCTGTGCCGGTCAAAGGAGTTCTGTGCTTGGTTGAAGCGTATCCATTGCTGGCCAGCAACCATGTGCATGGATTCTTTGATGACATAGTGCAGCCCGTAGCGCGACTTGGACACATAGTCCCACACATTAGAGACAAGCTGGAGCTTCTCTTCTTTGTTGCGCGGAGCGTGTAATAGCTCACTTATCGGCGATGAAGCTGTATCATAATCTGCCATGTAAGGACAATATCCCTACGGCATGGCAGGATGTCAAGGCGAATAAAGGGACACATTGAAATAAAACTGTCCCTATTTATCTATTGTTTTTATTTTACTTAAGGAAGGTTGTTTTAGCGATTAAACTGAATAGGACAACGGTGAGGAAGGTGAGCGATCAAGCAATTTGTTAGGATCTTGATTAGTTCAATTGGTGTGCTTCCACCCCCACGATAAAGTGTGAAGCCGCTCATGTCGTTACAACGTTCACTGACGATGTGCGCTACTGTGAGTTTTGGCCTCCCGTTGTCCACTGAATAAATGCGAGGGGGGAGTAGGTGACCGCGAAAACGCAAAGGCCACGCGCAAAGCTCGGCAACGAGAAGTAACGCTCACTGAGATGATCCCGGCATGACCGGCTGAATGATGACTCGGGCAAGACTCGCGTCTGCGGGTTGCCCCGTATCAGTCTCCGGGTTCCCCTCTCGCATAGCTGTACGTACAGAAACCCTATAGGGTTTATTCCACGAGCTTGAGAGGCATCTCTTCTGTGGAGGGAAACAACGAGGATATTTCTGATTCTGCGAATAGATCCTTATTAATAGGACCGTCGTGATCGGGGTTTAGTCCATTAATAAAGGTCTGCTGCATACGCTCCCACGCTGCACGGGGTAGAATCCATGCCGGTTTCCCCTCACGCGGGATGGCCCACCACGTCTTCTCATCCAAGACAGATGAGATGCAGATTTCAACCATCGCCAGCTTACCCAGATGGAACAGATCGTAGCCGAGCCGCTCCTCTTCCCCTTCGAAGAAGGTATTGCGCTTGGGTTTGTTTAGCTGGAGATCCTCGGTCAGCTGCTCGAGGGAGTCTTCTTCCTCTGGCGGGGGTGCTTTCTTAGGACGCCCGGCATCAGCTGCAAACTCATAGGTGTTGACCAGGACTTCTTCACCGTTACTGGCCATGAGGCGTGCCGTCTGCTGACGCCGCTGCCCTTTATGTGCAGTGCCGATAACGTGGTCCGAATCGCCTTGCGGTGGGTGTCCCTCTTGTCCTAATGCCATATTTTCCCGCGATTATTTGTTGTGATAGTTATCATTGTTATCATTGTTGTACTGTTTACCAGTGCTCATAGTTGTCATGTTTATCATGTTTATCATTGTTGTACTGTTTACCGGTGGGTGCCATCTATAGTATGGGTTTTTGGCTGGGTGCTCAGTTGAGCACTATGAACCCTCCACGTCATAGATCGACGCCAGTGGATCGGCCATCTCCCGTGGTGGCATATTAGCCGTATAGTTGGGCATCTCCGCTTCGAGCTGGGCCATGCGCACACGCATCGCCAGATTCTCATAGCGCTCCATCATACTGCTGCGCTCTGCTCTATCGCGGCTCATCTGCCTCAACAGGATAAGTATCACTGCGAACATCATGACTTGTCCGAAGACATGCACGTATATCATCAAAATAATGACTCCATCGTAGAAGGATAGTCAGCAAACTCCTCCTGTCGGGATAAGGCCTGCTCCGTTAGACGGACGCTGCGCGGCACATTCTGCACATCGATATCTTCCTCGCCGATCTCTGGGATTAGCACCCCATCTGCCATCGGCAGGAGGTTATTGTCCTTCGTTTCATCAATGATCAGTTGCACGTAGAACATCTCAATAGCCAAAAGCCAAGCCATGACCAGGTCGTCATGTCCCCCACTCACCGCTTCGAAGCGCGATCCATTGTGGGCAAAGATCTCAAACTGGGCGATAAGGCCGCTCGATTGTGGTACCACCACTGCCTCGAGCATGGCTTTTCTGCCCTGCGCTACTAGGTGTGGCCGAGTTCGGACATTGCAATTGTATCCGAGTTTCGGCGTCGCTTCGTCGTAGGGCTTGCCGTTATTGCTCTGTTGAAAATAGCAATTACGATACCCACAATTAAAAAGAGTCCGGTTAGCACCACCGTCTTGGTTATTCTCAATGGCAACCAGTGCGTTGTTGTACCATGTGCCCACTTCATAACACTTCTCTCCCAGTGCTATAGGGTCTATCTTGCCCTGCACCTCACATACCTGCACACCCGTTTCCATGCGGATGACCTGAATAACCGAGTCATCACCGCGCTCGAGGCCGTGAGCTGGGTCGCAGCCGACCACATAAGTCTGGTTTGCTATCGGTCTTTCCCAGACGCGGAGGTCATGCCGGGCCATACTCGGCCTCCACCGCACCGGCAATCATCTCTTTAGCCTTACTCGCCGACGGCACCGCCTGTGCTACCTGCATCAACTTATGTGCGCCTTCGATGGCCGTGCTCAATACCTCACTGGGATTAACCGAAGGCTGCATCCGTTCGATCACTTTAGCGTCGGTGATCAGCTTGCGGCTCCACTCCAAGTAGACTTCGGCCGCTTTGACATTGCCAGCGATAGCTTTCTGGGACAGCGCATCAAGGATCTCGGGCGTTCGATTGAGCGATCCACCGGCGATCTTAAGCATATGCCGGTGAAACACTTCAGGCGATTCAGTTAATTCAAAGTATTGACGGTCCGCTACCCAGCCCTTGGCCTTGGCCAGATCCTCCACACTATCGTGTTCACGCTTGGCAGCGGGCGTCGCATGCCACAGGGCCAACTCTTCAAGCTGCGCTTCCTGCTCTTTAGAGGGTAGATACTCTTTCTTTTTAGGCATTAGTTGGGTGAGAACTCAACCCGCCCCCTCTCATCCATATAGATAGAACCGATCTCAGGTGCCTTAACCCACTCGCGCAGTTTGCGTATCAACTTGTTGTCGAAGGCCAGCTTGTGACCGATCGGCACCCACGATCCGTAGACACGGGCTTCGATCTCGTCCTCGTCCCACTGGCGCATGAGTCTATCGCGCCCCTCTTTAGCCAGGTGAGGATTATCCAACATAGACCACTGGTGGAAATCAATGCCTTTAGCCTCACGGGGTAGATACAGTTCTTCATAGATCCACGGCACGCCGCGGTCCTCGAGGGGCGTCATAGTGCCGGTCATATACCCGTTGAGGTCAGCCAGTCGCGCAGTGCACTCGGAGTAAATCTCACGTGGCTGAACTTCATCCATATGCACTTTGTGTAATTTCACGCCTTGGAACGTCTTACGCTTTTGAGTGGAGAACTTAAATCGTATCCAGGAATCGTTCGTAAACTCCAGCAGATGGCCTGCCCATCCGTTCTTTGCGCTATACTGACAGCCGTCTTTGACCATATTCCACATGGGGCCGGTCTCATCCTCCCCCAGCACATCCTCGTAGATCACTTTCTCGGGGTTCTGTATGGCCGTCTCCTCTGTGTCGGAGACTACCCATATGTTGATAGGTCCAGAAGAAAAGCGGCGAGAGTCTTTGGGAAGGTCGGAATACGGAGCTTTAGTGATGGGATCGATCATGAGCGCGTCGGCCACATCTTCGATCATACCTAAGACCGTTTTGCCAGCACGGTTACCCGCCGTCGCCCATTTATTCTTCTCCATAGACCTGAGGAAGCCCACCTGACAAGGGCCATCTCCCTCGTATCCACCGTAGCGAACGTTGTTATATAGACCGAACGGCTGAAACTGGAAAAATGGTGAAGCGAGCAAACTCATTACCGAAGAATAAGCCTCCGGTTCCAGCTCTTCGAAGACCTCCTTGAGGAATGGCTTGCGCTCTACCTCGAGGGCTACCTGGACGAGGTTGCCGAAGTCGCTCATATCCAGTCGATCTCAACCGTGTGGTATGGCTCGCCTTCCAACATATCGGTTAGTCGGTCGAAGGCCAGCTTGGAGCTGGTGACGGCGAGTTGTTTCCCCTTCCCCGGGGAGGTGCCGATGGCCAAGCAGCCCTTCACATCCTTGCCGAAATTACCCTTGTGGATCAGGCAAGAAAAGCGTTGAGCGGAGCGGGATTTCTTAGCAGAAACGGAGCCGCCAACGAAAGCCCAGGTATTGCCGTATCGAGGGCTCTTATAAGGAACAAGAGCGTAGTGTCCAATGGGAATACAGGAAACCATCGACCGATTATTGCGCCACGGTTTCTCTATCCCCCAGAACTCCTGATCATCAATAACTATTCGGGACAGTGTAGCGCTGCTGTCCATCGCCTGTCTAGTGATTGTCATGTGCATGGGACATCTCCTTGTCCCTAAATCTGCATGACAAATAGCGATGTTGTCAAGACGTTTCACGTGGAACTGTCCCTACAATAGGGACAACAGGCATTATCGTTAGTTAAATATTTATTATATTTTCGGCATTATTATTCGTTTTGTCGCTATTTGGCTCGCTTTTTGCAAGGAAATGGACGAACAGCTCCCAATCCATAACAACCATCGGCTCGCTGCGATCCTTCTTCAGAAACAGTAGATCGTTCCGACCTTTCCACTTTTCAAGCTGTGCAAAACCTTCGCCATTACTGCGGCCTTTGACCTCGGCCCGCAGCTCCCGAACATCCGAAATAGCTGAGTAGCGATCCGCGTCAATCGGTATCACCACGTCACCACTGAACGAGCCGCCAGCTGCGCCCGACAGTGGTACACGTTCTGCGTAGATTCCAGACTCCCGCAAGCGATTAACCATCTCACGTTCGATCCTCGCGCCCTTCGACCTGGACATCTTACCGCCCATGGTAAATCCTTTCGTCGTTGTTTGCTATGTTCTGTAAGGTATGTAACGACAATGCGCATGTCAATTCAATTATGATAGGGGAATTTATTTAAAACTAACAAAACACCTCGAGATAACGGAGAATTGTTACAACGGCTTAACACGAAGCCTCCAATTATTCTTGAAAATGTAATCTGTCATTTATAAATTTCAATCTCACACAACGAGGAGTAATATGCCAGATTCAAAACCCACTCCATTGGCCGAGTGGATGCACCTACACTCGATGACCATTATTAAAATGGCCAACCTTATTGACGTATCTCGGCAGACGATATCACGTATAGCTCGAGGTGACTTTGAAAAGATAGATGCAACCACTATCGGCAAGATCGTTAATCACACTGGATTAACTTGGGAGTCTTTATGCTCCGACGAGCCGTCACAAACACACAGGAGGACCGGCGTTCCCTTAGTCGATGCGGTAATTCCCAATCTGATCCGGGACCTACACCAAAAAGACACAGTCGCTAAATATAGAAAGTATATCAGCCCACATTTTCAGTGCACCTCGCCGCATTACTACCAACCGGCTCCGGGGCGACTTGGGCAGCTCTGGGCCGTCAGTGAGGGAGAAGTCATTAACGGGGAAACTATAGATTACTCTAAGGGCTATGTAGACTGGGAAACCATGTGCCGATACAATCTACCTGACCTCGACCAGGCAAAGCAAACAGAACGATTCACCACCGTCGAATCTATTGACATTCTATGCAGAGCTGAGCGATATAAATCAGCTCGTGAGATGATGGTAGTCACTAAGTCCATATGGCATCAGCCCCACCAACTACATAAAATGCCTCTCACTATGCTGCGACTAAGACTCGAGAATCCAGTAGTAGAATCAACCGAAGAATGTCCACCGCGAATAAAGAATTGGTGGTGGATGGAACTACCCTCCCCCTAATGCCGATTGGCAGATCTGCGAGGTTGATGTGAACCAAGAAGTAGCCCAACTATCAAGAGCATTATTGCGAACTACAGTCTTGATAGAAGAAAACTGCACCAAAGTGCAGCGAAAGAACCGACTATTAGCCTTGCAGATGCAGATTAATAGAGCGCTACTGACAAAAACAACACACCGGGAGGTTGACGAAGTGTCCTGACGATCCTTACATTGTCGGTATGGACGAGATACTCTCAGGCTGCCACGCTCCGAGACCCCTCGACCCGTGCCGATTCCGGTGCTGGGGGGGGTGTCTATTCTAGATACCCCCCTCTTTTCATTGGCCTCGAGGACGATCTGGCGGGAAGACCCGAGCACCAAGCAGACATATCCCCTATCAGGTTCGTGGGTCCAGTCCCATGCACGGCATTACGCCACCCGCCAACGGTTCCCTCGAGGACCGGACAACAATAATCGAAACCCTCTCCGGTGGCAGGAGAGCAACAGCCCAGATGGGAATAGCCCGTGAGCGACACGAAAACCGCGGATGCAAGTCGAAAAATTGGAAGGAATGACTACCACAAGCCCCCGAAGGGGGGCACCCGTCCATCCAATTCCCTACGAAAACACGATCCCGAGTTATTAGAGCAGCTCGCAGACTGGCACGCTACACCCGAGCCGCTGCGCGAAGAGAAGAGCCTACGCGAGCTGGCGATACGCCTCGATGTGCACCCCGGCGGTAGATTCTACGAGCTGGCCCGCTCCCCCGAAGTATATCACCGCATGTTAGTGAAGACGGCCGGCAGCGCACTCAAGTTAGCCCCTCACATACTATACGTCCTCGCTAAGAAAGCGATGGACGGCAACGCCCGATGTGCAGAGATATACCTCGACTTCGTACGTCGCGTGCTGACCGATGATCGTATCATCTCTGCACTACGGCCACAGCAGCGTGACGCCGAAGATCTACTCAACGACGTCTCAGCCGGTGCCCAAGAGATGCTTAACCTCGCCGATCGCCTCGGCGATAACGAAGAAGAAGCCTTGCGCCTGTGGAACCAGAGACCACAAGGCGAGACTAAGGCAAAATGAAAAGCAAAAAGAAAAGAATAAGAAGAGGGATAAAAAGAAAAGGATAGTAAAGTGACATTCGCTGAGCTGGATCAACGTATACGCAGCCAGGTCGAAGATCCCGTAGAACGTAAGATCATACTGCAAGGATTACACGAGATACAAGAGAGCATGAACCAATGTGCAGCCTTCTGGCT